AGCTAATTACTTTAAAGATGAATGCGATGTCAATACATCAATAAAACAAGCATTTGAGAAAGGTTTTCGTATCGGAGTGAAAAAAGGTGCAAACACGAATAGACCGCAAGGTGAATGGATAGTTGAAATAGATGTTAATGGCTATACATATGGAAGATGTTCAATATGCAATATGAGACAGTATGCAGGACAACTTAATTTTTGTCCTGATTGCGGTGCAAGGATGAAAGGAGTAGACGATGAGTGACAGACTACTTAAAGAATCAGATGTGCTGAAGATAGCATTCCAGCTTCCGCTTGTAGTTAATTCAGCGTTTGCCGATGCTGTAAAGGCGCTACCATCCGCAGATAAACCGAGCGGGGAGTGGCTAAAGTTCGGACTTGGACGTGGCACACGAATTCTTTTTTGCACTAACTGTGAAAGAAGAATTGAAGTGCCGCTGTCACAAGGTGATTCAAACTACGACTTCTGCCCTAACTGTGGAGCAGATATGAGAGAATCCAATTAGTAAATAATTTTAGGAATTTTTAAAAGCTTGGTCAATGACCAAGCTTTTTCTTTGTGTAAAATTTTCTAGAAATTCGTATAAGCTGCGCGCCAGTGGTGTTGTAAAGAATTAGTTCAGCTGATATTTTTCGGAAGTTAGCTCGGCCGCAGAAACTACTACGTTAAACTTATTGGGAAAAATTGTGGGAATTCCTATGCGGGCGGTTAATTATGGGGCAAATATTTTGCAGAAATTTTGTAGGATTGTTTATGAGTATAGAATTTTCCAGGATTTTTCAGCCGTCAAAATTTTCCAAGAATTTTCCAGCTGCTAAAATTTTCTAAGATTTCACAGGACGCTATCACAACACGGCGGCGCGCTCTAAAACGAAAGACAAAATCTCAGGTCACAAAATTTTAGAGTCTTTCTCGAAATAATCTACTTATTAACAAAAAAGAACAGTTTATTCATATATAAATACGTATAATATATACGTATATAAATACGTATATACATATATATAATATATACGTATAATAAATACGTATAATAAATACAATATATAACTTTAAAACCAATTGGTTGCCCCGTGTGGGGTGGGTGCCCGCGTAGCGAGCGGGCACCACCCACACAAACGTATACGTATAGCACATAAGTATATAATATACATAAACCGTATACGTATAATGTATATATAAACGTATACATATAACGTATATATAAATCGTATACGTATATCGTATATATAAACGTATAATAAACCGTACAATGGGCGGGCACAAGCTGCCAGATAGGTTTACCGTATTTATAAACGTATATATATAAAGGGCGTAAATTCGAATATAAAGCTTAGGCGAAAAGCGTAGCTCCAACGGCAACGGGCAAACCCATAAGTTCAATGTATACGGTTTACGTATACGTAGCGTCTACTGTTGATGGTAGTGTAGGTTACGACAGGGTCTCGGACTAGTTTTCGAGTAGGTAGAGAGAGTAGTGTAGTGGATGCCACAGACAACAACAAAAGTCAAATTTTTTCCTGTTCGAATAAGTTTTTAAGTAGATTTTTCTTTTTGTAGCTCTACAAATTTGATTTTAAAAGTCAAATTTTCTCTCTAGAAAACAAAAAAAGAGAGCTTTACAGCTCTCTTTCTCTACTACTGAACTTTAACGTAGCCGTTGACCTTTCCAGACTTACCCTTGACCTTTACAATCTCTACGAGGCCAGCCGCAACCAGTCTCTTAGCGATTACAGTAGCCTTCTGAGCAGTCTCGATGCCCTCAACTGCGTCCTTGATGTCAGATGCAGTCACAGCTTCCTCACCGAGCATCTCAAGAACAGCTTCTTCAAGAACCTTCTCAGCCTCAAGCTTCTCAGCTCTCTTCTCAGCAGCCTTGTCCTTTCTCTTCAGAGTTTCTGCATCGTGCACAGCAAGCATTTCCTCGAACTTAGCGATAACTTCCTCAGTTACTTCGTTAGCGATAACTGCCTTGTAAGCTTCAACCTTAGTCATTTTTTCCTTCTTTCTCTCACACTTGGTAGTGAGCACCAGTTACTTTGATTTATTAAGCGAGAAGTTACTTTTCTCTCTCTCACTTTCTATATATATTATAGCAGAAATTTCAGACTTTTTCAAATTTTCTTTTGTCTATTTCTGCGCGAGAGCGGGGATTTTATTTTTTTCTTCCCTCACTTTCTATATATATTATATCATGAATTTTTTCTTTTTTCAAATTTTGATTTGTCTATGAATGCGCATGCGCCCCAGCTATCCGCGGGATTGTGTGATGGAAATTTGACTTTTAAAATCAAATTTTCTTTTAAAATTTTTGGTCTTTTTTTAAAATTATATCACAATTTGAAATAAAAAGTCAAATTTTCTCTCGCAGCTCCAGTAAAAATTTGAAATTTTTTGTCAAATTTCCAGCGCAGCTCCCACGAAAAGCGGGTCCGCGCAGCTCCAAACGTGGTGCAGCTCCTTTTTGACGCGCCGGCGCAGCTCCAACGCAGCTCCAATCCGCAGCTCCCGGGCCGGGCGCAGCTGCAGCTCCAACGCAGCTCCCTACGGGCAAAATTTGACAGGGCAGGGCCGCCATCCACGGCTGTGAATCGAACAAATGTTCGGCTACCGATCGTTCGGTAGTTAGAGGCGACTAACTTAGTTAGAACAGACTAACTGTTAATAAATTATTAACAAACATTTGTTCGAAAAATTGCTGCCCCGAATAATTATATCATACGAGACGAATTTTGTCAAGAGGAAATTTGACTTTGTTAAAAATTTGACAATTGCCCGGGCGATCTCGGCCGGCCTGGACCGGATCCGCTTGTGAAAGAATTAACAAGTGGACCGGGCGCGCAGTTGACGATAATACAGTTATTGTATCGAACATATGTTCGGTAGTTGACCAATAAAAAAGAAGGGTCTACTAACCCTTCTTCGCATCGGCTTCGGACTTTGCCTTTGCCTTTGCTTCGGCTTCCTCGCAACGGAATACGTAGTCCTTTGCGAGTTCGTAACCGTTGAACGGCTCGCCCTTAGTTCCCGTAGGGATTGACACTGTTACACGAGCGTAGAGTTCAGTGCCATTAACTCCAACAAGTGGGAAGCAGAACTGATTGGACTCGATGAGCATAACATCGTCATACTGAGTAGCGAACAATTCGAGAGCGGAAGCAATAACGGACTCACGAGCGATATCACGCTCTTTCTTTGGGGAAATCTTCATAAAACTTACCTCCTTGATTTGATACCTAATTATACCGCGATTTTTAATGATTTGCAATAGTTTTTCTTGTATTGGATAAAAAACATTGGAGAGGAAAGTTAGTCTTGACAAACCCGGGGAATACATGTATACAATGCGCGTGGTATACTTGTATACAATCGCGCCCGGTTACGAAAACGTTTTCGCAAATTGATAACTATTCCTATATAGCAAATTTTCGGAATAGTTGAAACTCTGCGCGGGCACAATATATAGTAGTTGGTTTAATTTTTTAGACACAATATGTAGTGCGCGCGTTCAACTATTCCTTAAAAACTAATTTTCGGAATAGTTGCCGGCATAGTTTGCGAAAACGTTTTCGCAACTGCCCGGGCGCGAGTGCACGAACATATGTTCGTCGGTTGACCAATAAAAAAGAGGATGTTTATTCGTCCTCTTCATACCATACTTTTTTAATTACCAAGTGGTCAAGCAAATCAGTTGAATCATGTATGATATAGTCTGCTACGCACTCGTTAATCATTTCCATATCATCATTTTCGAAGTCTTCCATACTTTCTGCCCAACAAGTCAAATCAAAGTCAATTGTAAGTTCGATGTGTCTAACCATTACTAACTCCTTTCTAATAGTCAATCTTCACAAGGGAAAATTTCTTCTGTTACTTCAAACTCTTCATCTATTGCGATTGGATAGATTCTATACTCTTCATGATTCATAATTTTTTCATCATCATATACATCATAATCATTGTCTATTGCTTCTTGTGCTTTTTCTTTAGTAGAAAAAACTCCCATAAAGGTTTCAAAAATATACCAATCTTCGTCATAACCAATTACTACATATACCATATTTATTTTCTCCTTTCTTTATCTAATATAATTATACTCTTTTATTTCTGTTTGTCAATAGTTTTTTGAAAGTTATTTTTTTCACAATCTATGGACCGGGGCCGCGGTTGACGATAAAAAAGATGTTTATAATAAAGATATTAATTTTTCTTTTGTTTCTTCATATCCATATTTCTCAATTAGACGGGCAATTATCGTTTTGATTTCTGTTTGGTTTTTATCTTTTACTTTGTTGTTTTCTGCGTTTGATAGTGGACGTAAATTCTCTAATCTGTTATCTGTTTTTTTACCATTGATATGGTCGATAGTAAATAAATGTTCTTTGTCGAATAGTTCGGGATGGAAAGAAAAATAAACGGCACGATGTAATTTTAAATTATAATCATTTAACATCATACCAAGATAACCTTTACCATCTTGGTATCCAATTAAACGTCCGTTCGATTTATTTTTGACCCGGCCGCAATCTGATACCATATATTGATTATCGTAAATTAAATCTACCCATGTTTCATTTTCAAAAGGGTTCATATTATCTTCAATAATACGATATTTATTTGGTTTACCTTTTTCGGCTAATTCTATAATTAGTCCCGCGCGGGCGCATCGTTTTATTAATGGTTTTTCTCCTAAATGATAATTTAATTCGCCCGCACCCGTCATTTTTAATAATTCTTTTTCTGTATATAACATTTCTTTTTCCCTCCTGTATCTTCTAATATAAAGTAGGAAAATTCTACCAAGAGTATAGAAAATTCCTACATTTTAGGACCGGCCGCAGTATGTGAAAATTTTAACAAAGAACCTAAAAATAAAATGTGGTATTTACCACATTTTACAATCGTAGTTAAGTCCGTCTAACTCGATACATTTCATCAAGATTTTGTATTCAATTTCGCTGTCAGAAAGTGCCGTATGTTCTTCAATGAAGTCATTGTTAAAGAAATAACGAGCGACTATTTCTGCTGTGTATCTATTTGCATTTCTTGATGTGAGATAGTTGTTATCAATACAGAATTGACGATAATTTTTATCTGTTTTTAAAACTTCTCTTGAGTATGCAAGTATATCACAAAACGAAGTCGCATAAGGGAAAAAGTATCTCCACTTTGATTTTGTCAAATATCTCTGTGTTGTTGCGAGTGCGAGATAATCAAATCTGCAATTATACGCATAAACCTTTTTGATGTTGTTCTCTTTCATAATGTGACGAAGTGTCCACATAATATTTCTGAAAGAAGTTAGAGTTCTCGAACCATTTTTAATTTCTTCCCAATATGTAGGGATTTTCTCTGCGAAGTATGCAGAGGACATTAACTCTTCATCACAGAAAATATCTGCGTTTACAAACGAATGTTTGGAGTAGATTGTTCCGTTATAGTCTGCGACTATAAAACCGCAATCGTATACAAGTGCATCTTCGATGCTATTTGTTGTTTCGCAATCCAATATCAAAATTTTTTCCATTCTTTTTACTTCCTTTCTTTAATGTATCTACATTATAGCAAATAAAAAAAGGTATGTCAATACCTTTTTCAAAGTTTTTCATTAGTTATTTTTTTCACAAGGCGGCCCGGACCAAAACGAACGCGTGTTCGTTTTAGACAATTATTATATATCCATATATATCGTTGCGTATCATAAAATTTTCGGCTTGGTCGAATCTTTCAAATCTATGTGGAAGCAATGTTCCGTTTGGTAATTCAATTCTATAATATAGTTCTCTCATTCTACTTTCTCCTTTCTTGTGAAATAATCGAGAACTTCATATAAATTCTGATTCTGTCTATCTGAACACTGCTTAAAAGTTTCTAACCACATCTTCAAAACTTTTGGCGACATTATAAGTTCATCGTGTTTAGTATCATAGTTCATCTGTAAGTATGGATTAAATCTGTATCTTTTCATTTGTTTATCTCCTTTCTTTTGATATCTAATTATAACATTAATTTTAAAAATTGTCAATATTTTTTTATGTATTAAAATCCGTACAATCTGCGCGCGGTCATGTTAAATAATTAACAATGTCGGCCCGGGCGCACCCGCGCGAACATATGTTCGATTATTTTTCGTAGAAAAACCGAACTTGCGTTCGGTTCTTCTTGAAAGGAGGTGAAAAAGAATGAAAACAATCAATCATGTAAGTGGTGGGATAGTTGGGACTCGAACCCAACACCTGCGGATTGCTTAAAGCTAACGGTCAACTGCACTTCCATTATGCTATATCCCATAAAGTTGCGGTTTTAAGGGATAACCGCAAACCCTATTTGTTAGGCGAGAAAGTAACCTTTCTGTGTTCCCTTTCCCTTAACCTTTACATCGACTGACTGAACGCCCTCGACTTTCTTAACGAGTGCCGATGCTTTCTGTGTCGAAATCTCGCACAGTTCTGCAATCTTGCTTGCGAGCATTGGCTCATCGGTGAGAATGTCTCTGATTGCCTTTACGATTGGCTCGTTAGCAATCTGAGTCTTTGACGGAGTAGAACTTCTCTTTGCGTTTCTTGCGTCAAGTTTTGCAATTGCTTCAGTTGCGAAAGAAGTCATTTCCTCGTTGATGTTAGCGTTGATAACTGCTGTGTAGAAATCTCTCTGTGTCATATTGGTTTCCTTTCTACGTTTTTAGGAGTTCGTCTCTCTCATCTCTTTACTTTGTAATTATATTATAGCAGATTTTTTAGGATTTGTCAAGGGGTTTTCTGAACTTTTTTTATTTTTTATTTCAGACCCTACTCGTCAGTAGTTTGGGCAAGGTGGTAAATGCTCGCTCTCCGTTCCTCTTGACAATTATATTGTAGCAAACTTTTGAGTGTTTGTCAATACCTTTTTTATGTTTTTTATGTTTTTCTATCAAGTGAGAAGGCTGTGTTACTTTACCGCGTGCCATTGGCTACACTTCTTACCGCGTTCCTTTGTTCTCCCCTTGACAATTATAATTATAATGATTTTTCATAAAATGTCAATACCTTTTTTAAAAGTTATTTTTTTAACAATCGACGCGCCCGGTAAGCGAACAAGCGTTCGCTTATTCGAGCACTATTGTATCAATCTGCCACATAGATGGGTCGTTCTGTGAATTAATAAATTTTAAAGCGTCTTCTCTAAACCTAAACGCTCTTGTAGGAATAAAAGAATCATATACATTAAAATGTCCATCAACGTGAGATACAAGAAAAATTGTCTGTCTAAGTTTCATTATCTTATCTCCTTTCTTTTGATACTTAATTATACCATCAATGCAGAGGAATTGTCAAGAAAAAAGTTCGTTAGTTAATTAATTAACGAAGTCGGCCCAGGCCGAACGGCCGCGAACATATGTTCGTTCTGTTCGCAGTAAAAAAGGGTTAGCGAGTGCTAACCCTTGGGGTTACTCAGCAAGGAAGTATCCCTTCTGAATACCCTTGCCCTTCACCTTCACATCGGTGACGCATACACCTTCAACCTTCTTAACGAGTGCTGAAGCCTTCTGTGTGGAAATTTCCATTTCCTTAGCGAGTTCGCTTACAAGTTTAGGCTCAGAAGTGAGAAGGCTTGCAATCTTCTCGATGAGAGGTGCGTTTTCCTTCTGAGTTTTGGAGAGTGTGTTTGCTCTCTTTGCGTTGCGTGCATCGAGTTTAGCGATTGACTCAGTAGCGAAAGCCTTGAGTTCTTCGGATACTTCGGAGTTAACGATTGCGGTGAAAAATTCTCTGTTAGTCATAATTTTGTTTCCTTTCTTTTTTTAACTCTTTAACTTGTGTCTTTATTATAATCGATTTAGTTTGATTTGTCAAGGGGTTTTTCACAACTTTTTGAAAAAGTTTTGTGGTCTGTGAGCGTCCTCACGTGGGATTCGAACCCACTCCCCATTAAGGCTTGCCTTGGGTTAGTTCCTTTCTCTCCCCTTGACAATTATAGTATAGCAAATCTATATAGGAATGTCAAGAGAAATCTTGTATTCCTTGAGATACAATCGTGTTAAATTTTTCACAATCGCGCCCGGGTCAAGACTGGGCGCCCGCGAACACTTGTTCGATGAAGAGGGTAAAAAAAAATGAGAGGGTTGACTACCTCTCACGGGCTATGCTCGCCACGCCTAGAGTCCTGAAGTTCCATACCCGAGCGCAGGACGTTTGGTTCACATTTATATTCCGCACAACGTGGCGACCGTGCGGTCGTAAGTCTTTGTTGAAGAGGGACTTACATGACCATTGCGGTGTCCCCTATTCGGGTTGCCCTCTCTCCTTACCTTGTATCTATATTATAGCATTGGTTTCGCTATTTGTCAATACCTTTTTTAAATTTTTTTTAGAGAAGATTCTAAAGGTCTTCACCCATAGAATCTTCCCATACAGAGCAACCCCAGAAGAGTTCGAGAGCATCACACTCATCTACGTGAGGGCAACCTACGCAACCCGCACACATCAAGTCCATTTCTTCCCAAAGTTCTAATTCATACATCATTTTTCTATCTCCTTTCTTTCCTTACCTTGTATCTATATTATAGCATCGATTCCCGGATTTGTCAATAGTAAAAATTAAAAAAATAAAAAAATTTTTTTCATACAAATGTTCGATTGCGCGATTTGCTCGCACCCGGGCGCGCAATAAAAATGGGGATTTATCTCCCCATTTTCTTAATCATTCCCTTTTCTGTAAGGAATGTTGCTTTCTGATATTTAATCTGATAAGCAATTCCATTTATTGTGATATCTCCGTCCTCTGTATAAGGAACGTTGTCCTTTGTCCAAGTCTGTCCATATTTTTCAGTGATAATCTTTTCGAAGATTTCTCCTCTGTTGTATTTTGACTCTTTGAAGAGGGATTCGAGATATTCTTCTGTGCAGATTGGCTCATTGTTGATTGACATAAGCATAAGTTTCTGTGCGTTGTTTGGCTTAAACTTGATTGCCATTCCTTCATTATGTCCTGCCTTGTCAAGAGTGATAATCTCATTGAGGACTTCATCTGTTGCGATGGTCATATATACATTTTTCTTGTATGCATATCCGAAAATGTAATTGTGTGTGTAAGCGGTTGCCTTGTAGAACTCTGTCATTTTGTGTCTCATTACTTCGTTTTTCATTTTTTTATTTCCTTTCTTATCTCTTTTCTATGTCTATAGTATAACATCAATCCCCGGATTTGTCAACCCCTAAATTGAAAAAAGTTAAAAATTTTTTACTGACCACCCGGTTAGTCTAAAAATAGGCGTCATTTCATTATACCATTTTTTTAATGTATTGTCAAGTATTTTTTTCGTTAGTTAATTAATTAACGAACTCCTCGTTCCTCCGAAATGAACATATGTTCATTCCGGACGGTTCGCCCGGGCCGGCGCGAACGCATGTTCGAACAACAACTAAAAAAAATAGACCTTCTGGTCTATCTTCTGATTTCAAAATCTTCCTGATTTGAGAAAGTTTCGATGAAGTCAATTGCTTCTTCAGTAGTGGCGAATGTCCATTCGAATCCATAAATATCAATTACCTTAACCATTTTTTCTCCTTTCGATTTTTCCTTTACCTTGTTGTTTTCTTTCTTGACTCTGTAGTATACTCTTGAAACTCTATACATTTCCGTTTCTCCTTTCCTTTCTCTATGGTTATATTATACTCTATCTATAACCATTTGTCAAGTCTATTTTTATTGATTTTTTCCCTTTTCTTTCTTTTATCAGAGTAAACTCCTGTTCTAAACGGAATGTCCTGCATTGGTCTCGATGCGTGAATCATGTCGATTGTTTTGATAGTTCCGACCTTTTCGGTTTTCTTTTTCTTTGCCATTTTATGCCCTCCCCAAATATTCAAGTCTAAGTGGTACTGCGGTGATATATGTCTGCATGATGTTGTCATATGACTTACGCATCCATGTGTTGCGGTCAGATTCTCCGATACATCCGAGAATTATCATTCTATTAATCATTTCCATCTTTGTCATTTTCTTGCCCTCTCTTTCTCTTTTCTATGTCTATAGTATAACCGATGAAGAGGGATTTGTCAATACTTTTTTTTGTTTTTCTTTGTTTTTCTGCGGGCGGCCCGGGCGAGGAACTGAACATATGTTCGCCACTGTTTCACGTGAAACAATAAAAAAAGAACGCTTATTCGGCGTTCTTTTTCTCTCTGATTTCCTTATCCTTTGCAATTTTCTTTGCTTTTTCTTTCTCCTTTCTTTTTGCTTTTTCGGCTTTCTCTTTCAACTTTCTTTCGTAATCTTCTGCTTCCTCATATAAGTCATATGGTTCAAGTCCCTTATTAGCACCTGTTGGCACCTTTACCACGATAACTACGCTGTCTTCATTGCCTTCACAACCTACAACAGGGAAACCAAATTCATTCGATTTAGTGGTCTGAACATCTTCACCAAGTGAAATAAGATATTCTTTCAGAAGTTCAACATACTTGTTTCTTATAATTTCTCTTTCAACTTTTCTACTAACTGCCATATTTTTTCTCCTTTCTTATTTTCTATATATATTATATCATAAATTTTTTAAAAAGTCAAGTTTTATTTTTAAAACAAACCGCACCAATGAAAGATAAATGGAAAACAAGGGATAAGAATCAGAAAAGCCACCATTGGAATGTTAATCCAATCTAACTTATGAGCAATCACATAATGGTCAAACCATACACAACCGCAACCCATCATAACCCATGCTACTAATACCACTAAACTTACTACCATTGTTTTATTCTCCTTTCTTTTGATATATACATTGTATCACTAAATGGAAAGAATGTCAACCTTTTTCGGGAAGTTATTTTTTCACAAACACCCGGGCGCGAACGTATGTTCACACTTTTTCTAAAAAAAGAACAGACTTGCGTCTGTTCTTTAAGAGTTAGGCGTGTGTATACGCCTTTCTCTTACCTTTACCCTTAACCTTTACGTCAGTAGCAACAACCTTACCATCCTTTACAAGATTGGTCAGAATACCGCTGATTCTCTGACGAGTGTAGTCACCACCGAGATAAGCAAGAATATCTTCAACCATCATCGGCTCTTCTGTAAGCACTCCGAGAATCGTGTTCGCAATTTCTGCATTTGCTTTCTGCTGTGCGGTTGGCTTGCGTGATGCGTTTGATGCGTTAAGTTTTTCAAGTTCAACCTTGCAATCTTCAATGAGTTCTTCAGTGATAGTGTTAGCGATTACCATTTCAAGTCTTTCTCTTCTTGTCATAATTTTTTTCTCCTTTTCTAATTATCGGTATTTTGTAATTTTATTATAGCATATGTTTTTTAGTTTGTCAAGTATTTTCTGTAATAATCAGAACTTTTACGCTCTGATTATTACAATTCCATCATACTCATCTACATCATCAATTGGTTCGTTCCAATGATTATCAACTATCTGCACCTCTAAATTTTCGTCAAACTGTGCGAGTATTTCTCTTAATTCTCTAACTGTCATTTTTCTTTCTCCCTTCTTTTTTGTATCTATATTATATTATAGATTTATTTATTTGTCAAGACTTTTTTAGGAATTTTTTAACTTTTTTATTTTGTCTTTTCTCTCTTGACAATTATATTATAGCAAAGTTTTCGGAAGATGTCAACTCTTTTTTAAAAGTTTTTCAACTTTTTTAGGAAAATTTTCAACTATTTTTTTCCCCTCTCTTAACTTTCTATAATAATTATATCATAAAATTTTAAAAAAATCAAATTTTTTTATTTTGTGAAAAAATTAACAATCCGCGCCCGGTCGAAAAAATAACGGTTGCTATTTTGCAACCGTTCCAATGAGTTCCCAACCGCCAAATTTAGGAAGCCAATCAATTGGCATTTCATAGATCTGATTTGTATAAATTGATTTCCAAAGATTTTTCATTGTTTTGTCCTCCTTTGTTTTTCTATCTATATTATAACCGATGAAGAGGGATTTGTCAAGTAATTTTGGGAAAATTTTTAGAAAAATTTTTTCAAACATATTCGGATTGAAAAAATTTTTCCTAGTGCGCCCGGGCCTGGACTTGTGAAAAAAATCACAATTTTTTCGAAGAAGAGCGGGCGGTCAACTAATTTTTGGAGAAGTTTAATCCTTTCAAAAATTAGCGACCGCCCGCAGAAGAATTATCGGAGAATTTGGTTGTCAATAACTGCGATTATGTCATCTTCGTAATTATTTTCGGGATTAAAAATGTAATATGATTTGACGGTTTCCCCTTTCTCTACTTTTTTGTTATACCAAGTTTTATAATAGTGCTGACCTTTTACATAACCCCAATATCTGCCATTGCGTGAATCTATAAGACCACTTGAGATACTTTCTTCAACCTGAACATATACAGTATTTGTGTTTGCTCTATTGCTCATTACCTCTTCATCCCATTCGGTGAAAATGCAAACAGTATAATTTGGGTAATAAGTATCGCAATATTCAAAGACTAACTGATAATCAGTTGGAATTGTAGGAGTTGTAGCGATTGAGGTAATAATTGCCATAATTGCGATGATTTCTTTCATTGTCTTATGTTCCTTTCTTTTCTATGTCTATATTATACCACGCAATGAAGAGGATGTCAATACTTTTTTTATATTTAAAACGATTGCTTATGCAATCGCTTTTAAGATTCCAATTATTTCATTCACATCGTATGCAGTACCTTTCCAATTGGCTCTGTTTGGCTCTTCATCATCGAAGAGTATTCCGTTCGGATTGTGAACAACTGTTTCTTTTGGTGTTCCGTATGGTACAATGTGGATTTCTGTAAATTCTACAGATTTCAGATGTTTCTGCAACCATTCAATTTTAGCTTTCGTAACTCTTTCGTCATATTCTGCGGTTGAGTTCTTTGCTAACCAACTTACGACTCCGATTGTGTAACCTTTCTTAATCAGACTGTTGAGAACTCTTGCAAGTGTGCTCATTCTTACCAATGGTTCAGCGATTCTGTATGGTGTTTCATCTCTTGCAACTATCATATCCAACCAATTTTCAACTCCATAGAGATTTGCGATTGTTCCGTCCATATCGAAGTAGATTGTCATTTCTTTATCCTCTCTTTCCTTTTCTTGTCTATATTATAACTAATGCAGAGGAATTTGTCAAGAGGAATTTTGTATTTGTTTGCGTACAATTGTGTTAATTTTTTAGCAAGCGGCGCCCGGTCTGCCCTCTTCATCGAATGTTTGTTCGATGAAGAGGGATAAAAAAATAAGCCTTTTGGCTTATTTCATTTCAAAGAAGAGTTTATCAATAGTTCTTTCTATTGCCATCTGCAAGTTGCAGATTGTTTCATTGTCTGAGTATGGTAATATTTCGATAAGTGCTACTGCGCTGATTACGAATGCGATGATTGCGATGATGAGTGCGATGATTGATAACATTGTTTTGTCCTCTCTTTCTTTCTTTCTGTCTCTATTATAGCTCATTCAGCTCGCTTTGTCAAGCTCTAATCTTGTTCTTTAATCTGTACAATCTGCCTTAGCACCCGGGTGGGCTTAGCCCACCCTCTTCTCGAGCCATCCCTCGACCTCGAGGCGTTTTCTGTTGCTCCATGACGGGCCTCTGACAATCTTGTTTTCAAGCTTGCAGAATCTGTAGAGGAACTGCTCGAATTCATCGCAGTTCATATTGTACTCTACGAGTTCCTCGCCTTCAATCCAGCCGAAACTGAAGTTGGTGCTTGCTACGTTCATAAAGAACTGTTCGAGGTTCTGCTCGAATGTGTCAGCTTTGCAAGCGCTTGCAAGTGTGAACTTCCAAGACTTGACGCTCGTGTGCGTTTCCTCGATATCCGAGCCGTCGCAATATGAGCCGTTCGGGTCTTTATGAGCCGCATACCCGAGTGCCCACTTCAGAGCCACTTCATACAGCTCACCCGCATTAACCCACTTGTAGCACTCAGCTACTTCATCCCAAATCTGATACTTAGCCCCCTTGCGTGCGGACTCGTACACATAGCTAAACCTACCAATATTGTATACATTCTTTCTCATAACTTTAACCTCCTGTTTTTTCTTTATGATACCACGTCCCTGGTATCGTGTCAATACATTTTTATGTATTAAAATAAAAACATAAATTTTAAAACTTTGTTAGTTAATTAATTAACGAACTTTGTTGTTAATTAATTAACGAACTTTGTTGTTAATTTATTAACAAAGTTTGTTGTTAATTAATTAACGAACTTTGTTGTTAATTTATTAACAAAGTTTGTTGTTAATTAATTAACAAAGTTTGTTGTTAATTTATTAACAAAGTTTGTTGTTAATTTATTAACAAAGTTTGTTGTTAATTTATTAACAAAGTTTGTTGTTAATTTATTAACAAAGTTTGTTGTTAATTTATTAACAAAGTGCCTGGAGTTATACAATTCAATAATGTATATTTATACATTAGAATGAATAAATATTTTTTTATTTTTTTTATTAAATAGTATTGACTTTTATATACGACCTGGTTTATACTATAGACAAGTTAAAACTAAACAACATAGAAATGAGGTACAAAGAAATGACAAGAGCATACATCCGCAGGAATATCTTTAAAGGTTATCTGTTTGAAGATTATAATTATATGGTAGTTATTGAAGACCCTTCAACTGGTTTTCTCAGATGGGACTATATCGCGATTGAAGGTTGCGACACCTTAGTCGGCGCGTTACTGTATACAGTAATGCATAAAGGTGACTTTATCATTTTAGATAATAGAAAAAAGTAGTACCGCGTCGATGCGGTACTACCCCAAAACAATAACACTAACATAGTAAAATACCGTCATACGCTAAAATTTTAGCGTATAACGGTATTTTTTATCATATTAATATTTTTATAATACCGCGGTATTTTATTGAATTGCACGCCCTTATTTTAACGCGGTACAATACTATAATAGAATGATATTTTTTTATAAAAAATAAAATCATTTTGTAAAATTATTTTACAAAATAATTTTACAAAATGATTTTACAAAATAATTTTATATATCCCGGATGGTATTTGGGTTTGTGAAAATTTTAACAGGGCTTAAGCATCCGGCGCCTCCCACATAAACCCCACGAAATTAAAAATCCAAAATTTGACTTTCTCTCCCACCTGTGATATAATTAAACTATGGGGAGGTACACTAATGAACCGATTAAAATTAAATTTTCAACTTGAAACCGCGCAAGAACGCTCGGACTTCATCAATTCATATATTACGACGTTGGACAACATCACAGCAGCGGAAGCGAATACTATTGCGAACTACCTATTATGGGGCAAAGACGACAACGGAATTGCAGTTGGCGCAGACCTCGACCTCGAAACGAAATGGACAAGAGAAGAAAATTCTCCCGACTCGCTCGACGCAGTTCTTGAGTCCCCTTCAGCTTCTCACATATATGTTCGAGGGTTAAACGAAGCCACAATCTATAAGAAGCCGCGCATCGTTTTTGACCGCTCCGAAACTCGCAAGGAAGTCCCGCCGCACTTGCTCGAAACCTTCGAAAACCTTTGGCGTCTCATCGACGAAATTGACCTCGAAATTAACTTTTATGAAGAGTACGTCGGCAAACGCGACAAACCTCCAAGAGAAGAGCTTCTCAAAAAGTTCTCTCCCGAAGAAACCGAACTTATACGTCAACGCGCGCTAAAACTCAACCAATATACGTATTTGAAACGACGTCACGAGCTAATCGACTTGCGCCGCGAGCAATTCACAATTAGAGATTCCTATAGGTCAACACTTAACGTTACTCAGTCAATGTTTGCGCCGCGCTCAAATTCAACGGTTTTCGATTGCGACATTGAAGTTTTGCCGCTGGGTCTAGCCGATACACCTACTGGCAATTTAATTTTCGATAGAGATTTTGACCCCGCGCGCTACAACGAAGAGCAACTACGCAAAATTAGCAACTTAGTTTGGGCGAAGAAAAAGGTTGAGCCAGAAACTGCATTTGACTTTCGGAATTTAGAAGCAGTTTATCAACTTTACTTATATAAGTTTGAAATTTTAGACCAAGCAGAGAAAGACAAACTTTCGTCTAAACTTGAGCCGAATCAGCTTAGTCTTATTCATACTCTCGACTTTTACGAATCAATTGCAGACTTAACAGATTTGCAACTTGAGATTTTACGAAGTAAAGAGAAAAAAGAAAAGAACGCAGACATTGCCTATTACATTAATAAAAAGTATGGGAAGAGCTATACGGCGAACTATATTAGCACAATTTTTAGACAGAAGATTATTGTGAAGATTAATGAGGCGGCCGAACTTCATAGAGAGACGATTGAGAATTGCTTCTTTCCAGAGAACTTTAGAAAATGTCCAGACTGCGGGCGGGTTCTTTTACTGGACCCACGTAATTGGGTTAGGAAAGCAAGAAGCAAAGACGGCTTTCAGAACAAATGTAAGAGATGTGAAAAGAAGGCAAGAAAGAAGAACTGACGTAGTGGTGCGCGCGGTCAACTTTTATTATCATGAATGGAGATAGATAGATGGAAGATAAACATACGCCAAAAGGTGTGAAAAAATTAGTATTAATGATTAGTAAATTAGAACCTCAAGAATTTCTTGGGGTTTGTAAATTGCTGGGAGTTAGGTTATATGATGAGGTCGCGCCCGTTGAAAAAAGCGATGAAGTTTTGGACGGCCGCGAAACATCGGACTTACCTACAAAAGAAGAACTTATTGAACGTAATTCTGACGTAGTGGTGCGCCCCGCCGAAATTTTATTGGAAGAAGTCATAGAAGAACTTTGTTCTATGAATAGAGTGCGCCGTCGCAATTTAGAGAAGCTTCTTAGACCAGCAACAAAAGGGAGATAGACATGCCAGTTAAACCTGTATTTGAAATTGACTTTGAAGATAAGAAATGTGAGTGCTGCGGCCAGTATAAAACGTCGTTGAACTATTTAAAAACCAAATCTTTCATGTTTCCTTCTGGCTATTCAAATATCTGTACTGAGTGTTTAGGAAAGAGACTTGAAGTTGATGATTCTTGGGAAGTTATGGATAAGATTTGTCAATATCTTGATATGCCTTTTAAGATTGACCTTTATCAATCTTTAAAGAAAGACAATGCGCCCGCGGCATTATTACAGGCTTATACAATGCAGATGGGTAGTGATGAATATGAAGGAATAGATTGGACGTCTTATGAAGAGGCTTATAAAGAACTGGAAGCGCGCGGTGCTTTAGTTGATGCTGTGCCAGGACTAGCTGATGAAGAAAGAAGGAAACTCCAAGAAAAATGGGGTTACAACTATGGTGAAGAAGCTTTAACCTATTTAGAGAATCTTTATGATGGTTTACTTTTAACTCAAAATATCAATGGCGCGCTCCAAGGCGACCAAGCACTTAAGATTTGCAAAATTTCCTATGAGATTGATTGTAGAATTAGAGAGGGCGCAGATTTTGATAAGTTGCTAGCTTCTTATGATAAGTTGGTTAAAACTGGAGAGTTCACACCGAAGAACGTAAAAAATGCTAGTGATTTTGAATCAATGGGAGAGCTATGTAGATGGCTTGAAAAGCGCGGATTTGTTAATAGGTTCTATGACGGAGAAACACGGGACATTGTTGATGAGACTATTAAAAATATTCAGAGTTGGAATCAGCGTCTGTATACAAATGAGAGTGGAATTGGTGATGAGATAAGTCAACGTATTCAAGCACTTAAAACCGCGGCCGAGCTGGAATCGTATTATGATGTTGACCCTAATGTGGATGATTATGATAATTATGAAAACGAAGGGTTTGAACAATTGTTCTCCGAAGAGGAATTCGCGGCCGAGCTGACTGGGGGTGAGTAATGCAGGAAAAACGAAGAAAAGTTATACTTAGTTCTAGACAAGAATTAATGGCTGAAGATTTCGTCGAACGAGCAGAGCGCGAAGGTATAGAACTAGATAAAGGGGCGGTTTTAACAAGCGAATATTTGACTAGGCACTATGATGAGTTATGCCGTTGGATTAACTTATTTACTGCTTACCCAGATTATTATTTAGATATAATTAAACCTGCAGATTCAGAATTTAATCTTTTCTTTTATCAAAGATTTACCTTACGTATACTCATGCGCTTTAAAGATGTATTTATTACCGCGCCCCGTGCATTTAGTAAATCGTTCATAACAATTCTTGCACTCTTTTTACAATGTGTTTTTATACCAGGCCGAAAAGTATTTATTTGCGCCAACACAAAACAGCAAGCTGCGCAAATTACGAAAGAAAAAATCTATGAGATATATGACCACTGGCCTTTATTAAAAAAGGAAGTAGTTGGTTGGGAAATCAAGGATTATCCAGGCAACTTTGGTAAAGACTATGTGCAAATTACTTTTCGTAATCGCTCTGTTTTAGATGTAGTTTTGGCTGGAGATGCACAACGTGGAGGACGTAGACAGGGCGGCTTAATTGATGAGATTCGTGATGGTGACGAAGAGATGATTAATGGAGTAGTAATACCATTAGTAAATGTTTCCCGTCGTTTGCCAAATAACACTGTTAATAAGTATGAGCCTAATCAGCAGATAGTTTGTACTACTAGCGCCGGCTCGAAAACTTCTTTCTCATATGAGCGTTTAATTGATACATTTGAAAATGCAATTACTGACCCCGAACACTCTTTTATGTTTGGATGCGATTGGCGCTTGCCGGCAATGCATGGACTTATTGATAAACAATATATTAATAAATTGAAGATGAGTCCTTCTTATAATGCAGAATCTTTTGCAACAGAGTATTTGTCTCTTTGGCAAGGTTCTAGCGAAGAAGCATGGTACTCATATGAGAAGTTAACTAAATATCGAAAAATAAAGAATCCAGAAACGCACGCAATTAATAGACCCGAATCTGAACAATTCTACTTAATATCAGTAGACGTAGGTCGTATTAGTGACCAGACGGCAGTTTCTGTGTTTAGAGTTAATGTGGTAAAGCAAAAGTTTTATTCGACTCTTGTTAATTTAATTGTTCTTGGCCGCACTCCAAGAACCAAACCATTCTCAGTTCAAGCTGTAGATTTAAAAAAGATTATTCAAGCGTTTAATCCGCGCGAGGTCGTAATCGATACTAATGGTTTGGGTGTTGGGTTGGCCGATGAAATGATTAAACCTCACTACGATGAAATGGGTAATTATTTACCAGCTTATGGTTTTATTAATGATGATGTATATAGACAGATTCAACCAAAAGACGCACCAAAAATTCTTTATGGAATTAAAGCCAATCAAGCACTTAACTCTAAAATTCATGGTAACTGTTATTCTAGGTTAACTAGTGGGATGGTGCGTTTCTTAATTAAAGAACAAGAAGCCAAGAGTGCGCTTCTTGCTACTAAAGTTGGTCAAAAAATGACCACAGAACAACGTGTCATGAGACTTATGCCTCATGAAATGACAACTAAATTGTTTGAAGAAATGAGTAATTTACGTCTTAAGCGCACTGGCTCAAGCTTAGACATAGTTCTTGAACGAATTAATAGTCGTTTTCCAAAAGATAAATATTCAAGTTTCTCTTATGGACTATGGCGGATTAAGGAGTTGGAAGAAGAGTCCTATAGTCAAAGCCATCGTCGTCGCGCGGCGGGTCGTAAATTAGTTTTCTTTACGGGAGGAACAAATGGATAGAAACGACAATAAAGAGTTTCTAGCTAACTTTTCATCTTCCTATAAAGGTATGATAGCAACCAGCGAAACTGCATATGGTTCAAAATATAGTTCAAGTATTTATACAAGACGCTATTATAAAAGCTATACACCAGAAGAAATAGAACGTATTATTGAATCAGGTTCTCTTGCTTCTCAAATTCAGTTATCGCGTGCTTACTTCCATAAGGGAGGTTTTTATCAGCGCATTTTACTTCATTATGCTACTCTTCTTAAATATACAGGTTTATTAATTCCTAATCCAAGTTTTGGTAAATCTCTCTCCGAATCGTATATAGAGAAGAAGTATTTTAATGCGATTAATTTCGTTGATAAGGCGCAGTTACCAGATTTGTTTACAAAAATGGCAATTACTGCTTTGCGCGACGGGTGCTACTATGGTATTATTAGTGCTGTAGGAGCTGACTCAATCTCTATAATTGACTTACCGGTGTTTTATTGTCAAACCCGTTTTAAAGACCAATTAGGCAGAGATTTAATTGAATTTGATGTAAGCTATTTTGATACCATTACAGATAAAGAAGATAGAAAAGCTGCTTTACAGCTTTATCCTAAAAAGGTTGCTGATTGGTATAGGAAATATAAGTTAGGTAAAGTTAAAAAATGGGTATTCATACCAGCGGAATTGAGCATTTGTCTTCCATTCTTGGATGGATTCCCTGCATTCTTAAACATAATTCCTGCCGCTATTGAATATGACCAAGCAAGAGATATTAACAAAGAAAGAGATTTAGAAGAAATTCGAAAAATTATCGTTCAGAGGATTCCACATTTACAAGATGGCGCACTTTTATTCGAACCGGATGAAGCTGAAGTCATGCATAAGGGAACAGTACAGATGATGAAGGGTAACCCAAATGTATCTGTATTAACAACCTATGCCGATGTGGACTCAATTGTCTCAAAAACCTCTAACGATAATGCCACGAGTAGTATCGAGAAAGCTTTAACCAATATCTATTCAGAAGCTGGTTCAAGTCCACAGCTATTTGGTACAGAATCTAACCTTTCATTAGAGACTTCAATCAATAATGATATGGCTTTGATGATGACCTTCGCGCGCAAGCTCGATAAACTTATGACTTTCATTATCAATGATAAGTTCGGTAATTCGAATATTACTTTTAAATATACTATTCTTCCTATAACGTTTTACAATGAGCGAAAATATTGTGAAGACGCTCTCAAAATGGCGAATTCAGGTTATAGTTTCGTTCTACCTGCGTTAGCAATGGGTTTGTCGCAGAGGGAGCTTGGTAATATCAAAGATTTAGAAAATGATGTTTTAGATCTAAAGGAAAAACTAATTCCTTTAAGCACTGCTTTCACTGAATCTGGTAATAGTCCGGGCAGACCGGAGTTACCGGCCGAGCAAAAGAGTGCGAAAACAATTGCTAATGAAAAATCATTAGACGGCGGAGGTTCAAGCACAAATGGATAAAAAGAAATTAACTACTTTTTCTCTTTCTCTGTATGGTGATGTAACCGCCTATAACAAAACTACGTCTCTCGCAAGATGCCGCATTTTTTATAAGGGCGGTAATAGAAATGGGACTTATATTACAGACGAATTCGCAAATAAGCTAGTTGCGTCTTTACCTTATGCGCCAGTAAAGGGTATCTATGATTCTATGGAGCAAGACTTCACAGACCATGGTACCCAGCGCTATCAAGGTAGAATTTATGGGGTTGTCCCTGTAGAAAACCATTTCGCTTGGGAGAAACATCTGGATAAAGATGGGGTAGAAAGAGAGTATGCTTGTACTGATGTATTACTATATACCGCCATCTATCAGAAAGAAGCTTTAGATATAGTTGAAAGTGCGCAGTCTATGGAGTTATATGCGGATGCTATTGAAGGAGACTGGCAATATATTGATGGTAAGAAGTATTTTGTGTTTACTGATGGATGCTTCTTAGGACTTCAAGCGCTTGGCGAAGATTTTGAACCATGCTTTGAGGGTGCTGGTTTTTATACTTTAATGGTTGAACAATTAGCTGAAAGGATGCAGCAATTTGAACTACAATCTAAACTTAACGTAGGAGGAGAAGAACAGATGAATTTCAAACTTTCTGATGATCAGAAGTATAATATGATTTGGTCTCTCCTTAACTCAAGATTCAATGAAGAAAATGATTACATTATGGACTATGCAGTATGCGATGTTTATGATGGATATGCTGTTGTTTTTAATTTTGAAACAAAGGGTTATGAGAGAGCCTACTATACGAAAGACGATGCAACTGATTCTCTTTCTATTGATAAGAAAGAGGCTTGCTACATCGTTGACGTAAATGATGAAGAAAAGCGTGCGCTTGAAGTTTTACATAAAATGAATGGCGACACTTATGAGAAAGTTGATGAGAACTTTACTTCTCTTCAGGAAAATGTAAATACTTTAACTGAAGAAAAAGTTAATCTTGAAACCGAAAAGGAAACTTTTAGTCAGAAAATTGAAGAGCACGAGTCTACAATTGCTACTTTACAGCAGGAGAAAGCAAGCGTAGAAAATGAACTTAATGATGTTAAGGGTAATTTTGAAAATGCTCAGTCAACTATTCAAGCTTTAACTGAAGAAAATGAAGCTTTAGCTACTTTCAAGAACGGTGTTCTTTTGAAAGAAAAAGAAGCAGTTATTGAACATTATGCAACTCTTCTTGATGCTGAAGCAATCGAACCTTTCAAGGAAAAGATTGATGAAATGACTAAAGAGGAATTAGATAAAGAACTTGCTTATGTATTAGTTCAATCTCAACCAACGCTTTTCACACATAAAGAGAATGACCCTGGTTATGTACCTAAGGAGGAAACTCCACTTAGTGGCATCGAAGGAATTCTGACTAGATATAAAAACAAGTAATTAATCGGAGGATTTATTATGGCTTTTAAAAGATTTGTAATTGACGGTTTTGGTCAATTAGAACTAAACCAAGTAGCCTTCCCAAGAGATGGACGTGTAGAAGCTCAGTGCAAACTTGATGACACTGATTTTGCTAGTGTTCCAGCTGAAAATGGAATGCTTCTTGCCGTTGATAGAGTCAATAGAGCTGTTAAGTTCCCTACAAGCGCAGTAGTAGCTACTTGCCCAGTCGCTCTTAACTACACAGCTGAGCATATGTATGATGAGAGAGCTAACGCTCTCAAGGATTTCAAGCTTGAAAGAGGTACATTCTATCCTAGACTTGGATTCCTTTCAGTAGGTGAACTTTTCACAACTAACTGCATTGGTTATGATGATGGCGATTTCGCTGATGACGATGCTGTTAAAGCTGCTGCAGGTGCTCTTGCAACAACAGCAATGTATGGTGGCATTAGTGATACTGGTGTTATTGCAGTTTCTGATAGTGCACCACAAGCTGGTCCGGTTCTTAAGGCCGTTGAAAAAACCACAATGCCTGATGGACAGTTTGCTATTAAGTTCCAGGTACTTAGCGTATAATAGGGAGGATATAGATAATGACTATTAAAGAATTAAAAGAGCT